CCAATGGATTACTCCAAAGAAAAAGGTGCCGGCGACAATAAGGCTGTTAAATTCTTAAAAGCACTACGACCTGATTTAAAAGAAGATGAAATTAAACTATTAGCACAAATTAATACTAAAGACGATCTCAAGGCCTATGCAAAAGAGCTAGGATGGGATGATAAAAAGATCAAAGAGCTAACATGATCAAGAATCTAGTTGTCAATGGATGTAGTTACATGGAAGGATATGCCATTGGCAACGGACATGTAGACTTGGCTAACCGATTGGGTATTCCACATGCAGAAAGTTTGGCCATCGGTGGTAGCGCCAACAGCAGAATAATTAGAACTACACTAAAGCATAGTTATAGAGCAACAGAACCTACTTTGTATGTATTAGGATTAACTTTTATAAGCCGTGGCGAAATACCTATTCTTGGTATGGATCCAGCAACTGAAGCTGACTCGTTTGAAGGACGCTGGTGTAATCCGCAAAATCAGGAATTTGCTAATCGTTACGATCACTTCTGGAACAAAACAGAAAGTGAAAAGTTTGTTAAACAAAAACTAATGGTAGAAGCCTATAGCTTAATTGACAGAACTGAAGATTTACTGTATCGTATACTGTCAACTATAGATAGCTTAAAGTCCAGAGGACATCGCGTATTGGTATATCAACAGGCTGATGATAGTTATAGATATCTACTGGAAAATCCTAGATTAAGTTTATTGTCCAGTACAGATTGTATCATTGATGGGTTCCGTTGGTGTGCAGTTGGGTACCAGCATGAACAAGGTGTTGCTAAGGCTTCATCTACTGGCGGCAATTTTATTGGACCTCAATCAACTCCTGACCATATGCGTCACCCAAAAGCAGGAGAACATGCTGTTCTTAACGAGTATCTTGTAAAGTATATCAATGACTGCAACATCATTTAAGTGTCGGTATTGTGAAAAAACATTTGCCAAGGAAAGTACGTTGGCGGTGCATCTCTGTGAACAAAAGCGTCGTTGGCAACAAGAAAAAGAAGTAGGTGTGCAATTAGGACTTAAAGCATATCTAAAGTTTTATGAAATGACACAGGGTAGCGCCAAGTTAAAGAGCTACGAGAACTTTGTAACTAGCCCATACTATGGTGCGTTTGTTAAGTGGGGTCGTCATATGGTAGGTATACGTGGCATTAATCCCACAGCTTTCTTAGACTGGCTATTAAAGAACAACAAGAAAATTGACCACTGGTGTAAAGACGAGTTCTATGTCACCTACTTGCACGAGTGGTTACGTAGAGAAGCAGTACAGGACGCATTGGAGAGAGCATTAAATGAAATGCAAATGTATGCAGAAGATCATTTGGAACTTAGGAATGGATTTAGCGACTATTTTAGGTATGGTAACAGCAATCGTGTGGTGCATCATATTGCTACCGGTCGCATTAGCCCGTGGGTCGTTTATAACTGCACATCGGGAGTTGAGTTCCTGGATAACCTGGGTGATGAACAAGTTCAAATAATCCTGCCGTGGATTGATCCCGACCACTGGCAACGCAAATTTAAAGATTATCTAGCAGACACTGAGTGGGTTAAGGATATATTAGGAAAAGCAGGATTATGATAATTAAAACCAATAACGCATATAGATATTGACTTCGGGATAAATAATTATATGAAAGCTAAAAATTTTACCCCAACTTGGTTATACATAAAACAACATAATGTAACTGGCTTAAAGTATTTTGGAAAAACCACTAAAGATCCATTGGCGTATAGGGGATCCGGGAAATACTGGAAAGATCATATTAGTAAACATGGTAATGATGTAACAACAATCTGGTATGAATTGTTTAACGACAAAGAGATACTAACAGAGTACGCAATAAAATTTTCTAAAGATAACAACATTGTTAAATCAGATGAATGGGCCAATCTTATTGTTGAAAATGGTATAGATGGAAATGTCCCTGGTAATAAAGCATCGGATGAATTGAGACAGAAATTATCTCAATCACATAAAGGGCAAGTGCCATGGAACAGAGGAATTCCTAGATCTCAAGAAGTTAAAGATGCTGTTAGTAAAGCAAATACAGGAAAAATTGCCTGGAACAGAGGAGTTCCGAGAGATGACAAAGTCAAGGATGCAGTTAGCAAAGCCAATAAAGGTAGAACGGCATGGAACAAAGGCAAAGCACGAACTGAACAAGAAAAACAAAAAATGAGAGAAGGTTGGGCAAAACGAAAAGCAGAAAGAATCAATGACGCAAACAGTTAAATTCTCTAGTGATATTGATATTGACTTCCCCGATAGAGATCGAGCACTTGCATTGCTTAAAACTACACCTGCGAGCATCCTGCGCGATGGTCGTTTAATTCGACACAATACAGGAGTGTATGCCACGGACATTCCTGTTGATCCATTTACTGGTATTGCCAGCATTGACCATGAGTCGGCAGAAGATCGCGGCTATGCTAAACTGGACTTTTTGAACGTATCGTTATATACGCAGATAAAGAGTGAAGAACATTTACAAGAATTGATTAATACAGAGCCGGATTGGGCGCAACTATACGACCCAGAGTTTTGTGGTAAGTTGATTCATATCAACAATCACTACAAGACCTTAATCCAGATGCCAGAGGCAGTAACATCTATTCCTAGGATGGCCATGTTCCTTAGTGTAATCAGACCTGCCAAGCGTCATTTAATAGGCAAAACATGGCGAGAAGTAGCAGAAACCGTGTGGGAAAAGCCTGCAGACGACAGTTATTACTTCAAACGTAGCCATTCTGTGGCCTACAGCCACTTAGTTGTAGTCCACATGAATCTTTTATCTGAGCAAGAACGTAACGGCATGTGATTTTTTGATTTAGTATAAATAAAGTTATACTAAGGAAAAGTTATGTCTCGTAAAGGTTGTCCAAATAAAGTTCATTCAGGTATACGCTACCCGCGGAAATGTGAGCATTGCGATTATATCTCAAATAATCCGTCTATGTATCATTATCATAAACAAACCCACAACCCTATACCGCCTAATCAACTATGTGATCACGGATGCAATACTCTTGCATTATTTCGAGGAACTGGCGGAAAATACACCTGCCTTAAGAATGCACATCATTGCCCAGAATATATTAAGCAACATTCTATTAGAATTGCTAAACAATGGGAAGGTGCAACCAAGCGGAAAGAAGCAACGAAAGAATCATTAATAAAAAGATTACACAATGAAGAAACTCATAATAAATTAAGAATGACACTTAGGAAGAAATGGGGAGATTTTACTCCCGAGCAGATGAAAGATTTCCGCCACTATGCCCGCCGAATACGCAGCCGAGCACAAAAATGGGCAAAGGAACAAGGGTATGTATTAGGCCAGCAGACGTATCATGTGGACCATAAATTGAGTGTATTTGATGCGTGGAAAGCAGGACTGTCCGAAAGTATAGTAAATCATCCTGCAAATCTTCAAATACTCGAAGCAAAGCAGAATAGCAGTAAAGGTTCTAAAAGTAGTATTACTGTAGAAGAGTTATTGAAACTTATTAACTAACTTTTCGTATTAAAGTAATTGATTTACGCTTGCTTCGTTTGCTAGCCATTTCTTTTAGGCTCACATAAGGGCCCATTTTAATTTCAACGTCTTTACTGTTCATAGTACGTAGACAAGTTTTAAACAAAGACCAATCGGCTTTAAGAAATACATTAATTGGGATTAATCTATTACTTTCCCACCACCATGTTTCTCCTAATGTTAAGAAGATCTTCTTAACTTCATCGCCTTTTAATAATCCAAAGTCGTAAAGTGTAGTTATAACTTCGTCAAAATTCTGTATGATGCCGATGTAATCATTACCACCATAGGTTATATGTGAAAGGTAAGGGTACTGTGCCAGTAGTTGCTTGTAGTGATCTTCCACGTTATCCGATATAATAAAATTATGCTTCTTTGTTATTTATAGTTTGGGAGTACACTAGTACAAAAAGAATAACGTATAAATATAGAATAAGAGACCTAAAACTATGATCACCGTAAAAGCATACATCTACCCAAATACCGCGGAAGTCCAAGTTTTTGATCCTACAATCTTTACAACAAGGAATCGCAAAGTGTACAGCCGCCCAATTAAAGTCTATCAAGGAATAGACAACCCCGTTCAAGTTGTAGTTAAAAACCAAGATCAAAAATCCATTGATTTAACTGGATCCACAATGACTGCACAAATACAAGATCCTACCAATCAAACAACTATCAGCTCATATCCAGTTACTTGGGCAAACATAATGTTAGGTCAAGGCAATTTCACACTAGATCGTGCTACTATAGACAGTTTGGAAAACCGTTTCTACAAATTAACCTTTAGTACCAGCAAAACAACTGGTAATGTCACACACGTAACACCAGTTTATATTGATGATAATTATGGTGTTCCTTTGGACTTAGAAGTACTTCCGGCGTATTACTCTACAACTCCATAATCTGTTGACGTAATCCAAAAAACCTGCTATACTAGTGGGAATGTTAAACTCTATTCGCGACGCCGTAACCCAAATATTACCGCATAAACGTAAAACTAACTCTAGCTCAGGTTGGATAAGTTTCAACGGCGTTTGCTGTCAACACAACGGTGAATCGGCAGACACACGTGGTCGTG